GTGGTGCAGCTGCTGCCAGTTCTTATGCCAACTCAGCATTTGCAGTTGCTAATAGTGCCAGTTCTTATGCCAATTCAGCCTTTGTTCATGCAAATGCAGCCTTTGCGGCCGCTAATAGTGCTAGTGGTGCAGCTGCTGCGAGTTCTTATGCTAACTCAGCTTTTGTTGCAGCTAATAGTGCTGGGTCATATGCTAACTCAGCCTTTATCCATGCGAACGCAGCCTTTTTGGCAGCTAATAGCGCTAGTAGCGGAGCTGCTGGTTCATATGCTAACTCAGCATTTCAAACTGCTAATAGTGCTGGTTCATATGCTAACTCAGCTTTTATCCATGCAAACTCCAGTTTTGGTGCAGCCAATGTATCCGCAAATCTCACATTATCATTTGGTGCTACAACAATATTGGAAGTAACACATTCCGGTTCTGCTGCATTTTTGTTTTCTCAATATGATTCTTTAAATAATCCTAATGTATCTGCATTTAGTGCTACAACTATAGGATTTAAATTAAATGTTACTGGTCATCCATTTCAAATTCGTTTAGGAAACAATACAGCAAACTTTGATACTGGACTTGTTCATGTGTCGCCTACAGGAACTCTATCGTATGGAAGTGCAGCACAAGGTCAGGTAGATGGAACATTGTTTTGGAGAATACCACACAATTCTGTAGGGAATTATAAGTATCGTTGTTCTATCCATACAGCTGCAATGCTTGGTGAAATTAATATTGCTAATACAGCAGCAATTTACCTTGCTTATAACTCTTAATAAATAAACCTATGGCAACTTTTTATACATCCAAAAAACTATCGTTTAACAACGCAGAACAATTCAAAGAGTCTTTCTCTGAACCAGAACCAGCAACTGTTGGTTATGTGTTCATTGGAAATCATGTTCCATATGCGAACGAAGCTTCTCCAAATTCAATTGTAGATTCCACATCTGATGAAAAATCAGCATGGGATAATATGTTTGCAGCCAAGAGAATCACAGGTAATGATGTAGAATTGGTCATTCCTCGTATAAATTGGACAACAAGTGGTAAATATAAACAATTTGATGATAAAATTGCGTTAGCTGAATTATTGACCGGTAACACATCATTAAATGTTAATCCAATGTATGTTATTACCACAGACAGAAATGTATATAAGTGTCTATCAAATAATGCATCATCAAATTCCACAGTACAACCTACTGGTGATTACACGACTGCGAATGGCACGATTGTAACGGCTGATGGTTTTATTTGGAAGTATATGTACAATGTTAAACCATCAAACAAATTTTTAACAACAAGTTGGGTTCCAGCACCAGTATCGACTAATAAATTGGACTATAATGTTAGTTCAACTGGTCCTGTTGATGGTGAATTGACAACAATCATTGTAACTTCTGGTGGCACAGGATATGCCAACCCAACAATTCCAGCAACAGCTTTTGCATCAGGAGTTGGTTTCATAAGCCTAGCAAATACTGCAAATGTTGCCGCAAACATGATTGTGTCCGGAACTGGCATTGCCACGGGAACACTGGTTTCATCTGTTAATGCTGTTACAAGCATAGTTACACTATCGTCAAGCACAACTGGAAGTGGTGGCGGTACAGGAAACAACGTAAGTTTTACAACAAGAATTTATATTGAAGGTGATGGAACTGGTGCAGAAGCCTCAGCCAATATTTCGAATAGTGCAATATCAAAAGTAACAATCAATGTTACTGGCATTGGATACTCTTTTGCTAATGCGACAGTTTATGGATCCGGTTCTGGTGCAACAACAAGATGTGTCATCGGTCCAAAATTTGGTCATGCTTTTAATCCTGCAAAAGAGCTAGATGCAAGTAATGTTATGGTTGCCGAAAGAATTGGTTCGGTTGATGCAACAGAAAATGGTTTGATATCAGTAGATACTTCATTTAGACAATATGGACTTCTAAGAGATCCGTATAAATATGGCAGTATATCACCAGCAATAAGTTCTAATGCTAATACCGTAATTTCACAAACAACCAATTTAACCTTGGTAGCTGGTTCAAATTTTACACTAAATGAGTTTGTTTATCAGGGAACTTCTGCTAACAATGCTTATTTTTATGGTTTTGTTAATGCTCAATCTCCAAATGAAGTTAGATTGACCAAAGTTAGAGGTTCTGTTACTGTTGGTGGCACATTAGTTGCTTCTAATTCAGGTGTAACAAGAACGGTAGTTAAGAGTGAGACTCCGGAATTTCAACCATATACCGGTGATATAATGTATGTCGAGAATGTTCAAGCAATCACAAGAGCAGATGGTCAGGCCGAAAATGTTAAGTTTGTTATTAGATTCTAAGGAAAATGTTTAATGTCGTTAAATACTAACTTTAATGTCAACCCATACTATGACGATTTTGATGAAGATAAGAAATTTCTTCGTATGTTGTTTAAGCCTGGTTATGCAGTCCAAGCTCGTGAGTTAACACAACTCCAAACAATTCTACAAAATCAAGTCAGAAGATTTGGTAACAATATTTTCAAAAACGGTTCTTTAGTAACCGGTGGCCAAACATTCATTCAAGATGCGACATACTTAAAGTTATCCACAGACTATGCTGGTTCAGCTGTTGTTGCTAATAATTTCTCCAATTTTGCTATTACTAATTTAGCAGGAACTAAGAAAGCAGAAGTTGTCGTTGTCTATGACGCTGATGCTGGTACAGGAGATCCAAAAACACTCCTAGTAAAACAAATTTATGGTGATGCATTCACCTCTTCTGAGACTATTCAAACTCTTCAAACCGCACCAGCGTATGCCAATGTTGCAACATCTGGTGTAGGTACAGGCCAAATTTTCTCAGTTAATGAAGGCGTATTTTATTACGATGGTTTCTTCATTAAAAATGATGTACAAACTATTGCATTATCAAAGTACGATAACACATCAGCCAATGTAAGAATTGGTTTTGAAATTCAAGAATCTACTGTCGAATATACACAAGACACATCATTGTTGGATCCAGCTCAAGATGCTTCAAATTTCCAAGCACCAGGTTCTGACCGTTACAAAATTAATTTAGTTTTAACAGCCCGAATTTTAACTTCAACCGATGACACACAATTTATTGAATTGGCTCGTGTTGAAAATGGCATATTAGTTTTTGCAAACAAATACCCATTGTATGCGATTTTAGAAGATACTCTTGCTCGTAGAACATACGATGAATCCGGTAATTATACCGTTCGACCATTCAAAATATCTTTAGAAACAAGTGCAGCAAATACAGCTAAGGCTAATGTTACATTGTCTCCAGGGAAAGCGTATGTTTATGGATATGAGTTTGAAACAATTGCACCAACAACTATTACTGTTAACAAACCAAGAACCACCGATTCTGTAGAAAATAAAAGATTATCAGCTGACTACGGTTACTATGTGTATTCAAACACACATTATGGTTCATTACCAATTAACAGTTTACAAACAATAGATTTACATTCTGTATCAAATTCAAGTATCAATGTATCATCAACTGGTACAATTAGTAACACAAAGATTGGTACAGCAAGAGTTAAATCTATCGAATTTGAAACTGCTGCTAATACATCAAACTCAGCATCTTATGTTTATCGTACATACTTATTTGATGTTTCTGTTGGTTCAATCAATGGTGGTAATTGTAACAACGGTATTGCTGTATCAAATACAACTTACCTACAATTAGCTAATACACTTTCTGGTTCTGCACTATATTCAACAGTAGACAATGCGTATACTGGTGCTAAGATTAGAATTACAGCAGGTCCAGGTGTTGGTGAAACTCCAAAGACTATCACCAATTATAAAGGTTCAACACAAACTGTTGAAATCTCGCAACCATTTATTGCAAATGTAAATAGTGCATCAACATGGGCGATTGATTTTGGTTTCAATGATGTTGAATCTATGTCAATAACAAGTGGAACAACTCGTGTTGCAGCTGCTGACATTGATGGTTCTTCTAAAGATCCGGCTACAACATTTTTTGATTCAATCATTTCAGATACAAACTTAGAACCATTGATTTTTCCACTTGGTCAAGATTATGTAGCCAACAATACAATTACTGATTTGTCACTCTCATATAAAAGATTATATGAGTCACAGTCATTTTCATCATCTATTTCTCCAACACTATCAGTTGGTACTGGTGAATCTATTTCTGCTGCAACAAGTACTGCATCTAAAAATGAAAAGTATCAAGTTGCTGTAACTTCTGCTGGTACATCACCATATACAGTTGGTCAAATAATTCCTGCCAACTTGTTTGCGGTTGACACAGGTACTCGTAGACTTACTATCACAAATGCTAATAATATGGTTGCTAACATTACAGCAACTATTGATTCATCAAATCCAAGTGCAAAAACAAAAACATATGTTGGTGCTAATTCAACAGTACAAACATCTGGTGGCACAAGTATTTTTGCAAACAACGGTGTAGTATTATATGCATCACAAGGCCAAACTCATGTGATGGCCAATACTACAATTAAAACTGTAGACACACCACAGTCGTTGTTTGTTTCTGATGTTGTTGACCTTGTCTCTGTTTTAGACTTTAATGGGTATGGAATCACCAGCGCTAATACTGCATTTGCAACACAGATTGTTTCAAAGTATGCATTAGACAATGGACAAAGAGATTCATTCTATGGTCATGCTGCGATTAAATTAATTCCAGGAAATACACCAGCTACAGGACCACTTGTAATTTCTTACAACAGGTTCTCATCATCTGGTGCTGGATTCTTTGATGTAGATTCTTACAATGGGTATGCCTACGGTTCTATACCGACATATGCCTCTAAGACAACAGGCAAACTATACAGCCTCCGTGACTCTTTAGATTTTAGACCTGTCCGTGCTACACCGACAAGTGCAGCAACAGCAAACACAGTCACATTCGATGTTGACTCAACCACGACTGGTCCAAAGATTCCTGAGAACGGTTCTGATATCATTCTAGATTATCAATACTATTTACCAAGAATTGATAAAGTTGCCTTAAACAAGAATCGTACATTTGAGGTATTCGAAGGTGTTCCTTCCCTGACACCAGTTGAACCAAAAGACAAAGACGGAGCAATGACTCTGTATGTTCTACATGAACCTGCATATGTTGCCAATACTTCTGACATTGCAGTCCAGTATATTGACAATCGCCGCTTCACAATGAAAGACATTGGCTCTATTTCTAAGCGTGTTGAAAATCTAGAATACTATACTTCTCTGTCGTTATTGGAACAATCGGCTGTTAACAAACAAGACTTAACAATTTTAGACTCAACAAACTTACCTAGATTTAAGAACGGTATTCTTGTTGACTCATTTAATGGTCACTCTGTTGCTGATGTTTCTAACAGAGATTACAAGGCTTCAATTGATCCAAATATTAAAGAATTGCGCCCATCATTCAACATATCATCTTCATTGCTGACATTTGACTCTGCAAATTCTACAAACTATGTTCAATCTGGTCCAATTATTACGGCCAATTCAACACAAACTGTATTCATTGACCAAAATAAAGCATCAAGGTCATTCAACATCAACCCATTTAATGTCATCAACTATTTGGGTAAAATTAATTTAGATCCTCCATCAGATATTTGGCTTGATACAAGTAAACAACCAGACGTTCTTGTTAACCTGCAAGGTGACAAAGATGCATGGAATTTAATTCTAGCCTCAACGTACAATTATGAATGGAGTGATTGGTCAACATATTGGACCGGTCAAAGTGTTTCAGGTGGCGAATGGCAAGGTGGCGGCGGTGCTCTTGCACTTATTGGTACACAAACTGTTACCACATCTGCAGCACAGACTCGTTCTGGTGTGGTCACGAATGTTATAGCTTCAACGATTACTCAGTCACTTGGTGACCGTATTTTGGATGTGTCTATCATTCCGTACATGAGAAATCGTAACGTATTGTTTACTGGTTCAAGCTTTAAACCATCATCAACACTATATGGATTCTTTGATAATACTGACGTTAATAATAATATCGTTAGGTTAAACAAACTTACTTTAAATGCTAACAATTTAAATTACCAAACACAAGTTGGTAACCTTGAATCAGTTACCATTTTCGACAACACAACAAGTACATCAAATGGTACAGCACTTATCGCATTGACTTCTAATACAGAAGCTTTCATCGTAAGTGTTAACCCATTCACAGCATTTAATATTGCCAGCGCAAACTTAGTTGGTACCGTATCAGGTTCAAGTATTCGTATTAACGGCTATGACCATAACAATGGTAACGCAGCATCAGCCGGAGCAAATACAGTTACCTTGAGAGTTGATGCGACTGGTGCAAACAACATTACATCATATGTTGGTTCTCCAATCTACATTGTATCTGGTACAGGTGCAAACCAGAAGAGAACAATCTCTGCATACAATTCAACAACAAGAGTTGCAACCGTTAATACAAACTGGACAACTGTTCCAGATACAACATCAATCTACTCTATTGGTAACTTAACAACAACCGTTGCTGGTGATATTGCTGGTTTATTCTATATTCCAAATGGACAGTTTCGTGTTGGTGAAAAACACTTTAGACTGATTGATACACCAACAGGTGATATTGCTTCTTCATCTACAAATGGTGATGCATCATTCTTTGCACAAGGTTTGTTGCAACAGACAGAAAATACAATCATTTCAACTACTGTCCCAACAATTCAGCGTGTTGCTGTAAATGATAATCGTGTTGTGACTTCAACAACATCAAGATCCGTTGTTGTTGGTTACTATGACCCACTTGCACAATCTTTCTTAGTTTCACAGAATGATTATCCAGATGGTTTATTTTTAAGCAAGGCTCGTTTCTGTTTCAAGTCAAAAGATGCATCACAACCAATTACATTGCAATTACGTTCAACTGTAAATGGTTACCCATCATCATCTGTTGTTTTTCCATACTCAACAGTTACATTGACACCTGATAAGATTAAAACATCAAACACGCCTGATTTGGATGATGCAGACACATTTACAGACTTTGTATTTGATGCACCAATTTATGTTCAACCAGGTGAATATGCGTTTGTATTAATGACGAACTCTAGAGGTTATGAGACATATGCGGCAGAAGTTGGTGCTGTTGACACAGTAAGTGGTCGACAGATTTCAGCACAGCCATATGGCGGATCATTCTTCTTATCACAGAATGGATCAACATGGGTCGCAGAACAAAATACTGATATGATGTTTAGAATGTTTCGATATACCTTTAGTACTGGTGTTACATCTGCTAAATTTAAAGTTGAATACCCAAGTGCAAACACACCGTATGACTTGTTACATTTGATGACTTCAGAAGTTGTTCTTGGTAACACTTCAGTCACATATACATTCAATTCAGAGAAAGTAACTGGTGGTATGGCTGGAGAATATTCAATTACTCCATTTACCGACTATCCAATGTATGATGGTGGTCGTAGAGTATTGAATCCTACAACAGGTAATTCAACACTAACTGTTACGGCCACGATGTTCACAAACAATCCAGATATCACACCGTTCCTTGATTCATCACGATATGGTGTTATTGCTGTTGAAAACATCATCAATGATTTGCCATTGAGTAACTCAGGTATCGTATTGTCAAATGGTGGTGCTGCATACTCAACAAATGCAAATGCAGTTGTCACAATCACCGGTGGCGGCGGTTCTGGTGCAACGGCCGCTGCAGTTGTTACAAGTAATGTTGTTACATCAATCTATCTGACAAATGCTGGAACAGGATACGAAACATCACCAACATTTACTCTTGTTGATGCAAACACAACTCCAGGTACTGGTGTCGTTGTTTCTTACAATGGTGAAGATGCTAAGTCTGGTGGTAATTCAGATGTACGATACATTACTCGTAAGGTCACATTGGCTGATGGCTTTGATTCAGGTGACCTGCGTGTTTACTTGACTACATATAAGCCATCAGGTTCAAACATTCGTGTTTACTACAAACTATTATCCACGTCTGATGCTGATGAATTTGACAATAAAGGTTATCAATTGATGACACAGTTAAGCAATACAAACTTTGTCTCAAATAGTCCAACTGATTATCGTGAAATTGCATATGCACCTGGATATAATGGTACTGCAAACAACAATGTAACATATGTTTCTGGTTCAACTGCATTTAATTCATTTAGAACATTTGCCATTAAAATTGTCATGACTGGAACATCAACAACTGATGTACCTAAGGTTCGTGACTTCCGTGCAATCGCTCTCCCAGCAGGTAATTAACTATGTACGCAAAAGTAACCGACCATGACAATTTGATCCGTGATATGAACTCCAAAGCGGTTCTAAATACAGATATGAATGGGCTTCAAGAGTATTATCAGAAGCGAGATATTGCAAAAAGAGACCAGTCTGAAAAGATTGAAACTAAACAACGATTAGCAAAGATAGAAGAAGAAATGTCTGAAATCAAAGACCTGTTGCGTGAAATTGCTCAAATCAGAGGCACCAAATAATGCCAATCACCCAACTAACGACCTCTAATACCTTTCAACAATGGTTGATTGCTACGCAAGATTTAATTGCAACCGCAAACACCCTTACGAATGGTAATGGTGCAACATTTATTGCTAACACCATTCTTGATATTTCTGGAACAGGGTCACAACTGAATGTTAGAAATTCTGGTTCTATCAACACTCTGTATGCAAACACAGCAAATATTGTAATTGGTAACGTAAACACATTATCATTCTCGACAGCATCAGGAAATACCATTACGGTGTTCAATGCTAATGTAACAAACACAGCAAATATTGGAGTAATCACAGGCGGTGGTGCTCAACAAATTATTGACCAAGCTGTTGCTTTTTCAATCGCACTAGGTTAATAGGATAAAGGACTAAAAAGATGGCAAATTCGTTCAAGAATTATTTTCTGAAAAATGCAACAACAACAGCCGCAAACGTATATGTCGCACCAGCAGCAACACAGGCCACTATTATTGGCATGACGATTGGTAATACATCGTTGTCTCCAATTAGTGCTAATGTGACCATTGTGTCTGGCGGAACAACATACTTCATGCTGCAAGGTGCTACGATTTCAAATGGTGGTGCATTAGTGCCTGTTGGCGGAGACCAAAAAGTGGTTATGGAAGCTGGTGACTATATGCAGGTACAAACATCTGTTGTAAACTCAGCCGATGTAATCGTGTCAGTACTAGAAATCGCATAAGGATAAAACCATGTCCTACCTAGGCAATGAACCAGGTTTAACTAATTATGTGTTTGGACTTGACCGTTTCAATGGTACTGGTGCTTGCACACAATTTACATTAACAAGAACAACTGATGATGCAAATACACTAGAAGTTCTTGTTAATAGTATTCAACAAGATCCAATTAATTCTTATTCTGTTGCAGCTGGTCTATTAACATTCACAGAAGCACCGTCAAATGGTTCTAACAATATTGTTGTTATTTACCGTTCGACAGCAACAATTTCATATTCAAATATCATAACTGCACAAATTGGTGATGGTCAAGTAACCTCATCAAAACTTGCAGCTGGTATTTTACCTACAGCAAATATTACGGCTGCCTTTAATACCGCTAATGCAGCCTTTATTCAAGCAAACACACCAAGTTACACAGCAAACTCAGCAGCATCTTATGCTAATGCTGCGTTTACTCAAGCAAATACAGACGTTACTGGTATTACAATTACAGCTGGTGTATACGGTAATGCAACAGTTTATCCAACACTAACATTGGCCGCAAACGGCCGTGTGACGGCTGTTGGAACTGCTAGTGCTACGATTGCAAACGGAAGTATTACCGCAGCACAACTAGACTTTAAGAGTGCGAACGGTGTCGGCGCAGTTATCTTACCAGCAGGTACAACAGCTCAGAGGCCAACGGGTACATCTGGTTCAATTCGTTACAACACATCAACCGGACAGTTTGAAGGTTACACAGCATCCGCATGGGGTTCAATTGGCGGTGGTGCAACTGGTGGTGGTAATGACACAGTATTCTTTTTGAATGCTAATACTGTTACTGCAAACTATACAATCGCAACTGGATATAACGCATTATCTGCCGGACCAATTACTATTAATAGTGGCGTAACAGTCAATATAAGTAATGGGGCAAATTGGATTGTGGTTTAATGGAAAAGGTATAACATGGCTGGTTCAATAAGTTTAAATTCAGTATTAGGTGGTACAGTCGTTATTACTGCTGCCGATAGTGTAAATACAAACTATCTAACAATCCCTGCTGCAAATGGTATAGCAGTTCACTCAGTAGCAAACACCGGATATGGTTATGCAGCTAACACCGGTGCAACAATCATCGCATCTGGTAATACAGCACAGAGACCATCATCAGCAGCAAATGGTTCTATTAGATATAATACATCAAATAATTGGATTGAATTTTATAATGGAACGGGATGGAACTCTGTTGGAACAGCTTATGCTGCATCAATTTTGGTGATTGGCGGGGGTGGCAATGGAGCTGGAGGTGCTTCACCTGATAGAGCAGGTGGCGGTGGTGCTGGTGGTTTTGTTACCGCAAATAATTTTGCTGTTCAAAAAGGAATTACCTACACCGTCATAGTAGGTGCAGGTGGTGGAAATCCTTCATCTTTTGGCGGTTTGA